TTTTCTGCTCCAAGCAATTGTATCCGTGCACCGTTCGGTAAATCACAACGCAGTTCCGTTTCGTGAAACCTTACTTTAGGAATTCCACCCGCAAAGGTTTTTAAATAATCCCAGGTTATCATCTTTGCCTGTCGATAGGTGGGCGCAATATAGGCATACCGTGGATTCTCTTTTGTGTTGAGAACAGCATCCCTTAACAAGTGATTTATCGCCATAACTGTCTTGCCAAAGCGTCTATGGCATACGACAACGGCCCATCTCTTCGTCTTTAACCTGGCGTGGAGCTCCTTTTGTAGTGGTCTGGGCGAGTATGGTATCGTTATTTCCATGAGTGACTCAGTGAGTGTTAGACACTCTGTTCCTTTGTTATTACGTAATAGCAGAGAGCGACCAGTTTTGGGGGTATAAGGGGGGTCTGTAAACCCCACAGAATAGTAAAAGTAGGTACATTACCTACAACCTACGCTAATAAAAACAATGACTTACCTTGTATTCTTACAAGTTTTCTTACAAACCATGCAATAAATTCAAGAAAAGAACTGATCGGTGCTTCGCGTGTGAGCAGTGACAAGATACATTGAATGCACCTACTCATTCCAACTTAACTTGATTGTCCCACTAACATGAGGTGCTAGATCTTCTGGCTTATTACGAATACCTCCAAGTGGTTGCAACTGTCTCTTCCTCTTGTCCAATGCATCTACCTTTAGTCTCTTGTACTGTACTGTTGCCATTGCAATCTTAGGATCACTAGGCAATGGTTCGTTGATAATATCCATTATACGGTCTTCTAAGTCCTCTCCTTGGATTGCCCTGGCTTTAGAATACATTTCCCATGCTTTCTCATCAGACTGCACATGACGGTAAATTGTACGCTTAGACGGCAAATCTGCCGTGTTGTCGCAAATATACGTCAATGACTCTCCATCCATCAATCTATCGCAAATATCTTCCATTTGCTTTGAAGTAACTTTACTCATGCTATTTCTTCTTTTTCGGCTTGAAACCGCCCTTTTTAGCCTTCATCTTGGCATAAGTCTTCGGATCAATCGTTGACTTCTTGGCACTTCTTGATGTACCGGCTTTTTTTTGAGCATTCATATTCCTGTACAATGACATATCTATGTCCTTTTCTTTGCTGGTTTCTTGCCTGATTTCTTCCTAGTTGCCCAGGATGTGAAAATGGTGGCCCTCTCGTCTAACTTTGCGAGTAAAAAAAGAGGACCATAGTGGGAAGGAAGTGTAATGAAAGTATCCGACGTACGTATCGTCGAATTATACAAATATTACGGACATTCTCAGTACATTCAAACCATAATATCGTAAACTAAGGTAATTACCCTATCAAATAACGTCATAGCTTGTAGTAAAGACGCAGTAAAGCATCGAAATAACGCTTTTTTACAGTACGTGCATCAAGACGCATTTTACGTCCTACTTTTACCCAAGATGGCCCTCGATCACGGAATGCAGCACTGTGAGCCGTTGCCCATATCAGTTGTTTGTCTTGCTTATCCATACCTGTATCGTTGAGAAGATCCATTGCCTGTTCAAAACGTGTTATCTGTTGCGGTGTTGCTTTAGGTAGTGAGGGTGCAAACTCTGTCCAGCCATAGCTCTGCCATGACTTTACATACTCCGGCCATGACGCCATCTTTTGCTTTTTTATTGCCGGGGGAAGTTTGCGTTCGGTTTCTGCCGCTTCCATAAACAAATCATCAAGAAATACCATACTCTTATATCGTGTATCCCTACTCATAGTACTACGTAGTACCTATGTACTAGTAGGTACAACAATCTAAGTTTTAGATACAAAGGTGTTTGGTATAAGCTAGTACAGTACAACGTTGTACTGCGTCTTCGACGATTGTAACGATGTATAAAAAATCCTGTCAACACCTAATATTGCTCCGTGTCTCTACGTGGCATCCCATGTCTTTCTGTTGCTTAACTTTCTTCATCGTCAATCATAATTCGCATAATTACCTCTGGAATATCCGGCACAATGGCATTGCCTATTGCTTTCAATTTCTTGGCTCTGTCTGGTATGTCTGCTCCAACTCTTGCAATTCCAAGTTCGAGCTCAGCCAGTGGCGGGGATAACCCATCAGATAGGTGCTTACCCATTCTGGATGGAGCTGGACTTTCTTCTTCTCTTGATTGTCCGTGTACTGTACTGTCACGTCCAAAGTGGCTCTGCTCACTTTTCCGTCCACTATCCTTCCCCCCCTGTATCCCCCTTTGTGATCCCTCGATGTCGGTGTTGGCCAGTACTCCGTCGCTGCTTTTAGATTGTGCATCAGTGCTTGATCCAGTGTCTTCCTCTTTAATAGTGTCTCTAATCCCTCTTCTCCCTTTACTCTTGGTGTTGGCCATAACTGCTCCTCTTTGTGTGCTTCTCTTACTGCTCCACCTAATGTTGTTCCCCTCTTCGTTCCTATTGTCTTACCCTTACCCCTTACTTGTGGATTGTCTTGTGTAGTTGGTGTAGGCCACATGGTTGTAGCTTTCATTTTTTCTTCTGCTATCACGGTTTCTTCTAGCAGTAACCTTCTTGGATTTTTGTACCCTGTTGGAGAATGCCTTATTTCGCCTGTCTTGATGTAGTGGTCTATCTTTTTGTTGTCCCTTGGCTCGTTTGCTGTTGGTGTAGGCCATAACTTTTCTGGATTGAACACGGCAGCAGTTAGATTGTTTTGATGATCTTCACGCCATTTCTTTGTTGCCTTATTACTGTCCTGTACGGTGGGTGTTGGCCACATCCATTCTTTCATACGTGGTGGCCGTAATGTCGTGCCGTTCATCATCTGTTGTGCTTCTTCTTCGGTCATCTTGCCCTCCTCGACAAGACGCCTAAAGATCAATGTCTGACCCTCACTGGCATGACCAAACCCTTTAGTCGTTGGTGTAGGGTACATACTCATAGTCTTGGGATCTACTTGCTCACGTAGATTGCTAGGGCGTGTCCGACCCTTACGATGACCTGTCTGCATCTTCTTTGTGGCTTCTTCTGATCTAGGGGGTAGATGATCCAGAGTGTTGGGTGTTGCCCATAGGTTTTCGCTTGGCGATGATCCAAACTCTTTTTCTTTCGTGGGCAAGCGTGACGGCACAAGCTGGAATATTAAATGTTGCGACTTCGTATTCCTTTTCCAAGTCAGAGCACGTGCGTTCGATTCCCATGGGAAGGTTAATAAATCCTGGCACATTCTCTCCAAGCACGAATTTTGGTTGGAGATCTGATATGACGCGAAACATTTCTGGCCAGAGATCACGGTTTTTTGAATCCTTATGTCCTTCTCTTTTTCCGGCAACGGACCAAGGTTGACAAGGGAATCCTCCTGTAATGATCCATGGTCTTCCGTGTTCTTGAATAAATCTAGTTGTGTCCAGTTGTCGTATGTCATGGATTATCGGTACTTCCGGCCAATGCTTGTTGAGTATTGTGTGGCAGTACGGATCGAACTCGCAAAACGAAACGGTCTTGATCTTGCCAGTACGTCGTGCAGCCAACGCAAATCCACCGATACCAGAGAATAGATCTAAATGTGTGTATATCTCATACTCCGAATAGTTTTCTCAATAACCTCTTCCACCAAGGCAACGCCAGTTCTTCATGCCAAAAGGATTGCTTAAACAATGCATCGTTTTGCTTCTCCTCAACTGACGGCTTTGGCTCTTTTCTTTTTTTCTTTTGCGTCATCTATTTCCTTTTGTATGTGGTTCTCAACTTGTAGCATCGTGTGTGCTTGTCCTTTGATGGTGAGCGTAAGATTTGGGATTGCTTGCAAAAACGCACTCACTTCACTGATAGAGCGACACACGGCATACTCGCACCCTAATCCTATGAGTTTTGTCCCCATATCACGTTGTTGCTCTGTTGGGTAATTACCTGGTTGTTTGAGCTCAATAAACAATGGCGTTACACCCTTTATCAATATCATAAGGTCTGGAAACCCAGCCATTACACCCATTAACTTTTGTTTATGAAAATACTGGACTTTGTGGTTGCCCTCATTTGGGCTGTGGTGCAGTACTTTATTCTCTGGCAAAACAATATCTAAATACCGTACAACGGCTTTCTGTAAATCCGTTTCACTGCTATAGACACGTAGCACTAGATATCTCTTTGGATGTAGAAGTCATTGGGTTGTACTTCACCTCTTGTAAGCTCCAGTATTCTACTCATATATTTCGTGACTCCACGGTTACTTGGTATGAGGTAATCTTTGTGATTTTGCGGCAAGCACCATCGTCGCGCCATCTGTGCGTGTTTCGTTCCCAAGCGTTGTGCCAGTTGTCCGTAAGACCAGCCTTTTTGTTTTCTATAGTCGTCTAACGTCAATTTTATGCCCTAATTGTGAACTTATTAGAAAAAGTAATAAATTATAACTTGACGTTTAATGACAAGTCAATGTAGCGTTATAAAAAACCCTATCGGAAACCGACAAATGAATACTATAATGCAGACAAATCTACCGTTACTACTTAGGGACGATCATATGTCAGGTCATTTGTTGAAGAAAGCTATCGAGCGCAGAGGTGTTAAAAAGAAACACATTGCCGATAGAAAAGGTATTACTCCATCAACATTAGCACGACAGTTAAGTGGTAAGCATAGCTTGTCACTCAGAGATATACGTGAATACTCAGAGATTCTTGACTGCCCTTATGAGGAATTACTGCTTGATATAGCACCAGTACGCATATTGGGACACGTTAGTGATATTTCGCGTGTAAACTTACTTGATGCATCGCAAAAAATTAAGCAATTGTTGCCACCGTATAGTATCCCCCCTAATTATGTTGGGTTAGAAAACTATCACCAAAATCAACTAAACCTTTATTTGTTTGATCAACGGCATATGCATATGCAAAGCATCGATCCTAGTTGCTATAAAGCATTGTGCATTATGAAATGCACACAGAAAGGCTTCCAAAAAGCAATGTCACAATCAACAAGTGTATCGTGGACGCATAATACGTTCTTGGGGTATTTGTATCCAGAGCCAGAGAATACATACACCATGTCAAGCCTTGCGTTTCCTGGTTCACAGTACCAAGGCTTAGAACTAGCATGGGCAGCACCTATACTTGCCTATCATTACAACCCCTTTGCGTTAGGGTGGCAAAATGTTGAGTGACATGGAACATAGAATAACGACGCTTGTGTCAAAGATACAATTATCTGGCATAAATTCGCATAAAGTGCCAGAAACAAATGCACATCACCATATACATAACTGGCATAGTGAAACACTCAATCGTATGCGCTATGGACAGTTGTGTATTACGTTTAGTTATGAAAAACAAGACGGATTTACAATTAAAGATCTGGTTTATGATCTTCGAATAAGTGATGTTGCCGTTCGTGACATGGTTGCGTATTCCCTTAAACAAGAGTGGTTACAAAAGAATTTAGAAACCAATAGGCATAAAGTAACAGCATATGCGCTTGAACAAAATTTTAAATATACAAATTGGCACATGGAAAAAGCACAAAAACTTATATCAGAATTAAACTCGCTGCTCACTGTGTATAACCAAGCATCATATGACGGTAAACCCTATTTTGATCCGACAAGGTTCAAAGAAAATTCTAAGTAGCTTCAATTTATTTTAAAGTCACTTGGGCAATATCAAGTTCAAATAATATCATAACACCTATATATTGATGTTTTGCGTCAATAAGATTTAAGTAACTTTAATAATCACTTTTATTGGGTTGTTTTTCTGCGTGTATTTTTATTGACGTAAAACGTCTAGTATTTATCCTTGTTGCATAATAAAGATAAAGGAAGATACGTATGGAAGAGACAAGTCCAGAATGGGCAACACGGCATCATTATTACCATCACAGTAATTACAAAAATAAGTCCAAGGCTAAGATTTTTTTTGAGAAGTGCCACGTTAGACCAGCCATAAGACTAGCCGAAAACATCGTAGATAATCCAGACGCTACCGACGGACAGAAACAAGATGCTTGGGATATAATTAGACGATTGGATCAAAGGTACAACGGTGGTGATAATGCAGCGATGCTTATGGGACGGCTTACGCAAATGGCGTGTGATGCCATTCTCATAGAGCATGAAGACGTAAACAAATCTATAGATGAAGTATTATTTATGGCGCACAACTACGAACCTCGAACATGGGACAACGGTGCAGACAAAGCCAAACGTGATTACTTGATGGCAGAATTACCCTTCGTTGTAAAAAATGCCGTTGTTGGGTTGCAAGAAGCTATGGCAACGGACAATAAGATATTAGGCGAAATAACATTGTTTGATGCTTTACCTGGCAATCGGCTTCGCTATATGACTAAGCCGGACTATGGGCGCAGAGGGGATCTTAAAACTAAATGGTCCAAAGTAAATAAAAAAAATGCGTCTGGATTTGCAACGCACTCACTGCCTACCAATCTTGGTAAAAGTATATGGGATATGCGAAACGTAAGCCAAGTCGCTGGGTTCTACGCTCTTAATGGTCAACTGCCGCCGTTCCTATTATACGCAAACAAAAACGATTACAGGCTATTTACAGCCGATAACTGCTACGAACTTGAAGCAGATTACTTGCACTATATGGCCTTACAAAGTTCTAACATGAACAAATCTATAGAACTCAAACTACAGAAATCAGAAACCAAACGGCATTTATTGGAAGATGAGTATCCAGATACATCCGATTGGTTAGAGCCACCAACAATAATAGAAGAAGCGAAACAACTATGGGGTTTGTACTATGCAAGCAAATAAAGAAATTTTTCAAGCAATAGAGAAAGCCAGGGCAAACGGCTTTCAACAGATCAACAAATCTGGCACTAATCCTATGTTCAAAAGCAAGTATTCTACACTGCTCGATGTGTTTGAAGCGTGTAAGAAACCCTTAGAAGAAAATGGCGTACACATAGCATTCTGTACAGAGTTGCATATTATAGACGGTAAGCTTGAGAATGTGCTTGTGTGCCGACTCCATCATCTTGAGTCTGGTGAATTTCTTGAAAGCAAAGTTACGTGTTTTGATGACCAGAAAAAGGGTAGTCAAGCAATAGGCAGTGGTATTACCTATATGCGTCGCTACCTCTTACAAGCGATGTTGAATCTTGAATGTGATCCAGAAACAGACGATGACGGCAATAGCACTACTGTAGAGAAGAAAGACCCACCTAAAGAAACTAAGCCACCAAAAGAAAACAAACCACCAAAAGAAAACAAGCCACCAGACAAAGATACTGTCGCTGCATTGGAAGAAATGGCCGATAAGATCAATGGCAAAGTGGAAGAAGAAGCAGCCGGTAAGTATAGTCACGAACAGTTATTTGCAGAGCATGAAGCGCGAATAATTAATGAGCTCAATCTTTGCAAAGAAGTAGCACACTTGGCACGTTGGCGAGAAAATAACAAGGTATGGTTAGACAAGTTCCAAGCCACACGCGAGAAGCAGCATAAAAATATTCTTGCTTATTTTAATGTAAAAAAAGCGCAACTCAAACCACAGGAGAAAGACGATGGGTAGACCACACGTAGGGCAATCAAACGCCAAGATTAAGAAGAACATACAGGCAAGTGACACGACAACATATCGTGTTGCTGGGTGGCTATCGGCAGACGTATGGGACGATACTATGAGTGCCTATACCAGTGCGCCGCCGGAAGCTCTAGAAGCTATAGATAAGGTTTCGCAGCTTATGTTTAAGCATCAAATAAAGATTACCATGTCTGTTGATCAACGCGCCGGGGAAGAGCCAAAACAATGGCCTACTATGATGCGCTTCACCCTAAGTCCAAATGAGCCGGAGGTAAAAGAAGATGATCCCTTTGCAATCTAATCAACATCTATTTACTATTAAAGAAGCATCAGAAATTTTGTTTGGTGCACCAGCAGATAAGTTCTCACAGAGCAACTATAAGCGTACTCGACGGCTTGTACAGAAAGGTATAATAGATGCCTTCAAGGACGGCAACAAGACTTACATAACACGTAAAACTTTGCTGACGTTTATTGGCTATGACGAGTTTGTTGGCTATGACAAGTGACGTTGTCAACAAACCCAAGCACTACACACAGGGCAAAGTAGAATGTATAGATGCCATCAAAGAAATGTGTGGCAGTGGGTTCAAGGATTATTGTAGGGGTTCTGTTGTCAAATATCTGTGGCGATACGACAAAAAAAATGGCATTGAGGACTTACTGAAAGCTCAGTGGTTTCTCAATGCCTTGATAGATTACGAGAAATTAACTAAGTAGCGTTTATCTGTGCTTGTATGTCTTCTACAATCTTACGCAGAAATTCTTTGCCCTTTGCATTTTCAGAAGCAAAGTGTTGGCAAACCCTTATCAAAGTTTCGGTGGCAAGACCTCTATCAATTTTATCACGTTCTAACTGATCACAAACGTCTTGCACGGACTCATATAATTCTTCTATTGTCACTGTGTTACCTCACTCCAAATAAATTGACTACCAAAGTAATATAGACCAGAAAATGGTATTGGCTTCTGATCCCAATATGCTAACCACGGATTTTCTTCGTCAAAGTCCTCAAGATCAAATGCTTCTTGTCTTTTCATTTTCAGTTCATCTCTTAACTCCCTTGGGCAATAGTATTCCAAGATCTGCATTCTAACTTCTTTTATTACATAAGGATTGAGCCACCCATTCCAGTACTTATCGCTTTCCAAATAATACCCTTCGAAAACTTTGTCATCCTCTATGGCAAACTTGCATGGAACAAAATGAGGGGGAAATTTCTTTATATTATTTTCCATAATTCACCTACCCACTCTGTAAATGTTTGCCACATACACCACATTCGTATCCGTGGTATCTGTGACCATCTTGATTGAACTCATAATAAACTGCATTGTCCCAACAGTTACACTCGTCCACCTTGTCTTTGTCTACCATGTGGTCAAACAGTTCTTCTAGTTTCTTCTTGCCATTAACTTGACCCATCATCTTGTCATTTCGGTAGATCATATATAATGACCCACCTTCGATGACATGAGCAGAATAGGTATGACCGTTCTTGGCTTTATATTCTTTTGCTTTAACAATCATACCATCTCTCCATACTTAGCAAGGCTTTCGTTAAGCTTGTCCTTGGCTTCTTGTTTCTCCTCTGCATTTTCAATCCAATGGCTATATATGTCAATCGTGGTCTTGATAGAAGCATGACCCATATAGGTCTTAATCCTATTGAAGTCCCCACCATAAACTTGAAGCAAGATAGATGCATAGTAGTGTCGTAGATCATGCCATCGTATACGATCCACATTTGCCCTTTCACAAGCATCTTGTAAGTATTCCCTTAGTCTAGTACCAGATAAGACGTTGCCAGTTGAGGACGGAAATACACGACCTGACGGACTACCTTGTTGCAACTTGTATTCCTTGAGCATATTTGCAAGCCACTTAACAAGAGGTACGTTACGTGTACCGTTTACTGTTTTTGTAGAGTGCCGTATCTCAAAAGATCCAGTTTCTTTTCGCTTGCCTTTACTATCAACAGAGTATTGTCTTTTGTAATGGATGGCTTTGTTGACATTGATTTCTTCTTTATCCAAATCTACGTCAGACCATTCTATTGCTCTCATTTCGCCAGAACGTAATCCTGTGTATGCAGAAAATAGAAACATAAGCTTTCGTTGGCAGATAGCATTTGCACCAAGAGGTTGTATATTCTTTGCAATCTCATGTATTACTTCTTTGGATATCTTTGATAGTGGTGCTTTCTCACTGTCACCATAATCTAAGCCACTCTTACTTGCCAACTGACGGAACACATTTAGGGTTACACAACCTTTGAGAACGGCAAAATCCAACAACTGTCTGAAGTGTGCCATGACCTCTCTCTGTGTCTTTGGTGATCTGTTACCTTTGATGGTCAATAGTAATTCATCAAGATCACCCACAACAAACTCACGGACTCTCATGTCGGCTAAACGCAAGCCATCTATTTCAACTTGCTCAAACTCAAACATAGATCTTTCTTTGTTGTGAGCATTCTTACGTGACTTCAATCGCTCTCTGTACTGATCAATAAGATACTGAAATGTCCACTCAGTTTTATTATCTTGTGAAACACGTACACCCTCAATCTGTTGCATCTGCGTTTTCATATAGTTTGTTGCTAGGTCTTTCGTTCCAAACAATTCTATAGTCCCACCAAATTTTCTTAGATCAACTACCCAAGGGGTCTTGCCATGACTTTTCCAATATTTAACTTTCATACCTACCCCCTACGCGTCGTTGTAGAAATGCAGAGCTTCACCCAACGTTGGTGCAAGCTTTTTCATTTGGGTTTGTATTCTGTTGTAAGTTTCTTGACCACTACTAGACATTCTGTCGTAATCAAAACCAAGATCATTCAAATCCTCAATGATCTTTTTAAGTGCTGCTATATCTTTATCCATTATATCCTCGCAAAGTTATTGACGTTTAACGACAAGCATATACCGCTAGGCGGCAATGTCAATACCTACAACCAGATAAAAAAAACCTACAACCAGCTTTTGTAAGAACGCAAACGGTTGTAGGTTTTTGCATATAGGAAAAACTTTTTGTAAGAATATCTGTAAGAAACCCAGCTAAAATATAGCTAAGTCATTGTATTTATTGGGGAAGTTTTGGTGCGGGTGATAGGACTTGAACCTACAACCAGACGGATATACGTGGAAACGTATTGCATCATAGTGCATAAAATAAAGGGTATGGGGGATATAGGTGGAAACTGGTTTCTTACAGTTTCTCTATGTTTCTTACAATTTTTGTAAGAAAAACTGTTTTGTAAGAACTTAAACGGTTGTAGGTTTTTAGGCTTCTTACAAAAAAATATTGTGTTCTTACAAAAAAACTAGGGTGTTATCCAGGGAAACCATGTATCACAGTTGATCTACAATTCATCTTATTGACGATTGGATCACGCTGTTGTTTTAGAACTTTGTCACGCCAGTAATAGCAGACTTCTTTGTTCATAAAGGCCAAGCGTCTGACCGCGTATTCTTCTGTCATTACGTCTGTAATTAACAGTACGTAAATAACGTAAACAGTTGTCACGAGAGCTGCATGACCTCTAGGTGAGGTCCATCAAGGAAATAAGAACGCGATTGTGATTTGCGTAAATCAATGTACTCATTACGTAACTGCTCTGCATTCTTTTGTTGTCCTGTTAAGTGGCAATGCCAAGCACAACCCCAACGCAACGTCAGACCTTTTTCTTCGCTTGCCTGTTTAAATGCGTCGGCTATGTCATCGTATATCGGTAGCTCCCAACATACCTCTGGCCCATCGCCTGTATCGACGTAGGCAACAACATCGACGGCATGGCCGTAACCGTCATCTTGTATAAGATGTTTAGATTTAAGAGTAGTAGATCTTTTCGCTGCAACCAGCTTCTTCTGCGTTTCTAAATCTCTGACTCCATACGTTACACCGAAATCTACAGGTGTAA